GACGCCCTTGATCGCACTAACCATCTTCATGCCAGAGGCAAGCAGCGATGCAGCCGCCGCAAACTTGCCAAAAATGCCAAGCGTTGGGTTTGCCAAGGCCTGAGTATAGGCCAAATAACTGTTGATCAAGCCCTGCGCACCGGCAAGAATTTGCGTTGCCTTCAATGTTTTTTCGCCACCGGTACGTGTAACCGAAGCAAGCGAACCAAAGAACCCAGCCGCTTCTGATAGCTGTTGATCCTGAGCCGATCCCTTGATGGCGCTTAGACGCTTCTGATGCTCAGCCTCTAGACGTTCAACTGCATCTGCATAACCCTCGCGCGTTAGCAATTCCTGCGCTAAGGCATCATCAAGTGTTGCGCGACCTTCTTCATACCATGCCGCGATTGTTTCCCGCTCGGTCATTAGCCCGTCTTGCAGCGCCACTAGACGCTCTGCCATTGCGTTGCTAATAGCGCCAGCGCCGGGCAGCCCCGGAACAATCGGCGTTTCTGTGTCGCCTTCGTCTTCGCTAGGCGGCAAAAGCCCAGCGCCGCCGCGCAAGTCAGCGCCCGTTCCTGTAGTTTGTCCCATTGGCCCATTTGCAATGGCCGTGTTCATGGCTTCAACGGCGGTCGTTACGCCGTCAAACGCGCCCTCAAGCTTTTCTGCTTGGCTTGTGCGGAAACCTTCCGCCGCATTGCCAGCGCGAATAACAGCCGCGTCAAATGTAGATGCCCAGTTTTGTATTCCCATTGTGTCAATGGTTAAAGCGTCTCCAAGCCTATGCGTGATTGCGTTCAATGGGCCACCAACCATTGTGACTAGATCAGCAAACCCCTGCGCAAGGAACTTTAGCATAGCCTGCCAAATGCCTTTGATCTCCTCGCCCATTGCGCGGAACCCATCAACCCATGCATCTAGCGTGTTGCCAATGCCCTCGAATACAGCCTTAGCAACGCCACCCATTAGCTTTAGCATATCGCCGAACCCGCCAACCTTTTCTGACATGTCCACAAACTTGGCAATCAAGAAACCACCGGCCACCACAAGCGCACCAATGCCGGTTGTGATGATCGCCGTACGCAGAACAACCATTGCGCCGGTAAGAACGCCCGTTGCTGTGACCATCGCATACATGGCCGGAACCGCCTTGATCAAAAGCCCTGTTGCAAGAAGCCCAACAGAATAAGCAGCCGCGTCTAGGTTCTCCGCAATGGTTCCCATGACCATTCGGAACGTGCTGCCCTCATCGACAAGCGCAATAAAGCCATCCGCCAGTTTTATCAGGGCAGGCGCAACCGCCGTGGCCATTGTGTTGCCCAAGCCTTGAAACACCATCGCAATTCTTGCGACAGCATCATTTGCCTTTTCCACTTGCTCCGCGTCTAATTGCGAAACGCTGATATTAAAGCGCCTCTGAAAATCCGCCGCCTCCTCTATCTTTTCACTGTACCCGTCCAGCATGTTGATAGCGCCGCGACCTGATCGCCCGAAAATATCCATAGCCGTGGCAGTCTTGACGGCAGGGTCTTCAATCTCATTTAGGCTTTCCGCAATCCGCCGGAATTGCTCGTCAGGTGACAATCCCTCAAGATCGCGCATAGACAATCCAAGCCGTGCAAACGCATCAACCTGCGCCGCCGTACCGTCGCCCAATTCAATAATATTACGCTGCATCAAACCAAGCATAGACGAAAGCTGACCCGCCTCTACGCCAGCCTCGCCCGCAACCATTGTCATTTTTTGCAGCGCCGATGTGGTAAGGCCCAATGACCGCGCGTTCTTTGCAAGCGTGTCAATGTTTGCTAGGCTTGCTTTAGTAAGTCCAATCATGGCGACAGCCGTTGCGCCGATAGCAGCAACACCAGCCGCCGCAAAACGGCGCAAATTGCGCTGACCTTTTGACAGGGCATTATCAAGGCCGGAAGTATCGCCGCCGATATTTACCCTGATTTCGCGCTCGGCCATTACCAATCCTCGTTTATATAGTCCAGATCCCCGCGCGTTAGATTGCCCGCGTAATCGTTTGCCCTATCGCGGGGGCTTTTATGGTGCCACTCGCAAAACCATTCTGGCAAAGTCATCTCCCAAAATTCGGAAGGTGGAAGCCCCCACTCGCGCGCGATGAGATACAAGGCGTCCCAGTCTACGCTTTCCGCTTCGCTGTCTTGGTCGATTGGGATTTCACGGCGGGGGCCACGGGCTTTTTTTCTTCAGGCTCCTGCGGCGTAATGGCCATTGCGACAGCCGTTGCCAGCTTGTCAATCTGACCCTGTGTTCCCGTCATGATGTAACCAAATACATCATCCTCGGATACATCAGCGCCGCCAGCCTTTAGAAACTCGGACGCCACCAGCGCCAAGCTAGGCGCACTGATAGGGCCGACTGCAAGACCATGCATCAACACAGCGATGTTGACGCCCTGCCCCTCAATGCGCCGCAACAGCTTGTTGGAAGGCGTGAACACATATTCATCGCCTTCCCATTCGATCGTGATGTCGCGAAACACGCCCATTATGGTGCAGCCGTGTAAGCTACGGAACCAGACGACGACAATGATGCGCTGAATGTGTTTTCGCCATCATGTGCACCGCCGGTCTCAAAGCTGTTAATGAACCAATCGCCGACAAACGTGCCGACCGTTTCAACTTCAACTTCATACTCAGCAAGCAATCCTGAGTTAGCACCAGCCGCAACCGCAAGCAATGTATCGCCCTTCAACACGCCCTCGACCGAAAGCGAGATGTTGCGCGTTGATGCGTCAGCCAAAAGCGTAGTCCAGCCAAGATCGTCCTTGTCTGTAATATCAATCGGCTCGTTGTTAATTGTAAGCGTGTCCGAACGCGCACCGGCAACGACCACCGCCGCAATGCCCGAACCCTGCGAGATGCGCACTCTGCGCCCTGATCCTGCTGCCATTTTATAACCCTTTCGCGGTTAATAGTTTCGCGGATGATACCGCATTTCATCGGGCATGTATAGCCCAGCCTATTCCATGTAGGTCACGCGGAATTGCATGATTGCCCGCTTGGTTAATCCATCAGGATCGCGGTCAAAGTCCACGCCTTGTAATTGCGTATCAATCCAACCCGCGCCTGCAATCGTCAGCGCTTGCCGGTGCAATGCCGCATAGCAATCATCTGCGATTGCCTTGACCGCACCCATGTTCGATGCCCGTGAATACACGTCCACTTGTACAATGGCATCGCCGCCGGTGCTGTCCTTGTCGTCAAAAGGTGAAATGGTATCCCCGCCGATCACGATATACGGAAAGAAAGCTGGCAATTCAGCATCATCAGATTGCGGGACATCCGTAAAGATTGCAGACACGCCGTAGTCGCTGGATAGCTGCGCCGTGATCGCGCCGACATTCAGCTTGGTATAGATCGATTGTTGCAGTGCGTCAGATACAATCATCTCGTTGCCCTTCTCAATGCGGTATCGACCCGCGTGTTGAATTTAGGTGTCAGCTTTTCAATGGCCGGTATCCATGCAGGACGCGGCTTGATCTTACGTGTGCCAAACTCCAGAAAATAAGCATAGGCCAAACGGCTGCCAACCGTAGCAGATAGCGGATTTGGCTGCTTGAAATAGATACTCGATACAAGCCCGCCGGTGTCCGTTGCGGGAGCTTCACCGGGTGCTGATGCTTGGTGTGTCGTGTTCCCGCGCGTGTATACGTTCCCCGTCTTTGCCCCGCGCTGGATGCTCTTCTTGACCTCTGCGTCAATATCAATCGCAGTCGCCTTGACAGCATTGCCAAGCCCGCGTTGAACCTCCGCAGACATGCGAGAAAAGTCCCGTTGCAATGCGTCCAATCCCTCGACGTTGATTGTTGCATCATTCACGACGCCACCCCGCCAGATACATCAATCTCCAACCATCTGTTGTCAAAATCAATGTTATTGATGAACCTGATATTGTGCGCCTTGCCAGCAAAAACAACGCGGTCGCTTTCCTTCAGCCCGTCAAAATATCGCACGACCACCATAAACTGCGCCGTGGCCTCGACCCGTTCTGACATATACCGCTCAGCACCTGATTTAGCCCGCGCCATTGCCCGTGTAGGTGCGCCAGCAAGGTTGGCCCACGTTTCAGTAAATCCGCCCGCGCCGTCGCTTGTGCGCGTCTTGCGTTGGAATTGCACAACGGTGCGCAACATACCCGCGTTATATTTGCAGCATTTGGTCATCTTACTCTCCGCATCAGCAACCCAAAGCCACAACCAACCCGCGCCGTCTGCACATCAATAATTGCCATGATACCAACGTCAGTCAATGGAGGCAAATATACAGGGGCTTCATATAATACGTCTTCAAAGCCCGTGATGTTGAAAAGCGATGTAAGAACAACCATTGGCGAATATGGCGGCGCTGTTTCCAGTATGTTTTCGCGCTTGAATAAAACCGCATCAACCGTCTTACCGGCGGCGGCATTGACGCGAACCCCAATCAAAAAAGCCTCATAATCAATGGGGATTGTAAACGCGCCGATCCTTGAGATGCTTTCACCAAATCCATTCAACGGAATTGATGCCCACAATTCGCCCGTCGTGCTTTCGATCACAATGTCACCCAAGTGAGATGCGGTCGTTTGCGTGGCATATGTGCCCGACTTAGACACGCGGGCACTCAATATCCTGATGAATGATTGTGTCGTTGCGATGCTTGCACTAGCGCCATTCGTGGGGATAGCGTCCATGACCTCAAGGCCGTTTACGTCAATGCCGTAGATTTGAACTTCGCGTGCGCCGGTGCCGGTTGCCGTGTCGTTAGCATTGCCTCCAGCCCGAACCCGCAACTGCACTTGTCCACCGGCTTGCGGCGTTCTGTAGATCCCGCTTGGCGTAACCGGCTCAAACGTTTGGGCAACGCCAGTGTTGCGGCCCTCGACCTTGAGCGACCGCCAGCCTGTTGCGCCGCCTGTAGCAATGTCAAAGGGCTTTGGATAACTCACAGCCGCTTCACCGCATAAGCATCAAGCAACCCACGCGCGGCCCCTAGTGCG